AGATTACAACAAACAGATAGAGATACATTATACACAGGAAACGTTAATCCATTAGCTACATTCCCAGGAACTGGAGTTTGTGTTTGGGGTCAGAAAACATTACAACGTAAACCAACAGCATTAGATCGCGTAAACGTTCGTCGTTTATTGATTGCGTTGAAAGATTACATTGGTGGTGTTTCACGTAACTTAGTATTTGAACAAAATACAACTGTAACAAGAAATAGTTTCTTAGCTAGAGTTAATCCATACTTAGAATCAGTAGTACAACGTCAAGGTTTGTATGCTTACAAAGTTATCATGGATGAAACAAATAACACAGCTGATGTAGTAGATCGTAACCAATTGGTAGGTCAAATCTATATTCAACCAACAAAAACTGCTGAGTTTATTATCTTGAACTTCAACATATTACCAACAGGCGCTACATTCCCAGCATAGGGGATGTAGTTCTTTAATATTTATTAATAGATAAAAAACACAACATAAAATGGCAGTATTAAATCCTAACGAAATCATGTTTACAGCGTTTGAACCTAAGGTTGCAAATCGCTTTATCATGTATATAGACGGTATTCCCGCATACTTAATTAAGAAAGCTAATGCTCCTGGATTTGATGCCGGTGAGATTACATTAGATCACATTAACGTTTACCGTAAAATTAAGGGTAAAGTTAAATGGAATGATATAACAATGGAATTGTATGATCCAATCACTCCAAGTGGAGCACAATCCGTAATGGAATGGGCTCGTTTGGCACATGAATCAGTAACAGGCCGTGATGGTTATTCCGATTTCTACAAGAAAGATCTTACATTAAACGTTTTAGGACCAGTAGGTGATATCGTTGGAGAGTGGATTATCAAAGGAGCTTATGTTAAAACAGCTACATTTGGTGATTATGATTGGGCAACCGGTGATTCAGCTATTTCACTTAGTGTAACAGTTGCTATGGATTATTGTGTTCTCAACTTTTGACGGTATTTATATTTAATTAAGAAAATAGCGATCCAAATCGCGTCTTTTAACCCTCTCGTATATTTATACATGTACAAGAGGGTTACTTTATGCTTAAGAAAGACAAATTAATACAAGACAAATATAACGGAATCCATCCAATATGTCAATGTGGATGTGAACAACAAACACGTTACGAAGCTAAATTAAAAGACTACTGCAAATGGATAAGTGGGCATCAATCACGGGTAGCTGGTCACTTTGGTGACCCTAAAGCAAAAAAACGCGTAGACGCTATTATAAGTACCCGTAAAGCTAAATTTGCTTCTGGTGAATACGACTATATAAAACAAGCTATTAAAAATAGGGATAGCGTAGAATTAGGTAAAAAAATATCTAAAGGTGCTAAAGGTATATCTAAACCTAAAGCAGAAGGATTCGGAATAGGTAGAATACACACTCAGGCTACTAAAGATAAAATGAGTGAAACAGCAATACAACGTGTACTTAAAACAGATCAAAACCACACATCTAAATTAGAAAAAACATTTGCTAATATATTAGATCTGCTAGATATAGAGTATCAGCAATTCTTTTACGTTAAAGAAATTAAAGCATTTTATGATTTTTACCTACCCAAATATAATATTATTATTGAAGTAGATGGTGATTTCTGGCATTGTAATCCTGATAGTAAACACAATATACCTAAATATGAAACACAAAAACGTAATCTAATTAAAGATTCTATCAAATCACAGTGGGTAATTGATAACGGATATACACTATTGCGTTTTTGGGAAAATGATATCAATAATAATATAAAGCAAGTAAAACAAATCTTACTAGAACAAATTAAATAAATATTTATTAATATGGAAAACAATAATAATGAAATAAAAAGAATGCAAGAATTAGCAGGAATCAAAACAAATGTTAATCTTTCAACTATTTTTAAACAAATTCATGAAAATAGTTTTAAAATTAGCACAAATATTGATACTTTAATTAATTCAATAAAAGAACATAAAGATGTTAATAATAGAAAATATTGATACTTTAACACAAGGTATTGGAAAAATTAAAGATAAAATAAATGACATTGAGAAAACATCAGTTAATACTAATCTATCTTCTGATGAAAAACAATGGTTAAATATATTAATTAATGATTTTAAAACTAACTTAATAAAAATAGAAAAAGCTACTAAATTATATAATATAGCTGATAGATATGAACAGCAGCAATTAATAAATATTACTTTAGATTTGTATAATGATGTAAATAAAGTTATTCAAGTTTTACAATAACAATATAATTTTAAGAAAAGCGTTTACCTATTTGGTAAGCGCTTTCTTTCTGCATATATTTATATACGAACAAAAATAAAATAAGTTTATGGCAGAATTAAATTTACCAACAGAAATAGTTACATTACCATCAAAAGGTTTATTGTATCCTAAAGAATCACCACTTTCCAAAGGTGAAATTTCTATGAAATATATGACGGCTAAGGAAGAAGATATCCTTACCAACAGCAATTTCATTCGTCAAGGTACAGTAATAGACAAACTATTACAAGCATTAATCGTTACAAAAATCAACTACGATGAATTATTAATCGGCGATAAAAATGCTGTACTCATCGCAGCCCGCATACTTGGATATGGCGCTGATTATTCGTTTAAATATACCAACGAACGTGGCCAAGAAACAGAAGTAAGTGTTGATTTATCAACATTAGATGAAAAACCAATAGATGAATCTTTATTTACAGCTGGTGTAAACGATTTTACTTTTAGTTTACCTAAATCAAGTAATACTATTACGTTTAAGCTATTAACACACGGTGATGAAAAGAAGATTGAAGCTGAAATTAAAGGATTACAAAAAATTAATCCAAACAGTTCATCCGATGTAACAACTCGTATGAAGTATATGATTACATCTATCAATGGTGATAGAGAGCCAAAAGCAGTACGCGATTTCGTAGATAATTACTTATTAGCCCCAGATGCTAGAGCGTTACGTGAATACTATGGTAAAGTACAACCAGACATTAATCTTAAGTTTATACCTAACGATGAAAATTATACAGGGGAGGGTATAGCGATTCCAATTTCGCTTAACTTTTTTTGGCCTGACTCCGGAGTATAGACCACAAATATTCAAGCAAATACATGAGATTGTATTTCATGGTGGTGGGGGTTATGATTGGGAAACCGTTTATAACATGCCATTATGGTTACGTCGTACTACATTTAATTTATTAAATGAATACTTTGAAAAGCAAAATGAAGAAGCTGAAAAGCAACAAAACATGCTAAAAAATAATAAATCTAGCAAAGATATATCACGCCCTAACATTGCTAATCCAACCTATACCGCGAAGGTCCCACGAAAGTAGGACCTTCCCTTATATTTATACTATATACTAATACAATATGGCAGACAAGCAGTTAACACCCGAAGAAGAACAAAAACGACTTGAACTCATCCAAAAACAGGGTGTTGCTGCTAAAGACTTAGCTAGCACATATGAAAAAATAGAAAAATCCTTAGGAAAAATAACAGATGATGAAAAGGAATCATTAGATGTCGCTAAACAATTAGTAAGCCAATCAGCAAATCTTGAAAAAAATATACAAAATAGATTAGACAAATCAATTCCAACTAAAAATTTAGAAAAATCTTTAAAACAATTAATAAAAGATCAAACACAAGCCTTAGCTAATCAAGGTAAAATTAGGGAGAAGTTAGATAGCGATAAAGCTAAAGCATTAACTTTAGCTCTTCAACTACATCAAAAAGAAAGAAGTCTTCAATCTACATTAAAGGAAGAATTAAAAGCGCAAGACGAGATACTTGATAAAATAAATAGATATAAAAGTCAAAGTGGACCTTTAGCTAAAGCAGGACTAGATGCAGCAAGAGAAGAACTAAGCCTTAACAAACAAGCAATAAAAGACATTGGAATTGAGGTAGAAAAAACAATTAAACGAAAAAATGAGCAAAAAGACTTAGTTAAACAAATTAATGCAACTAAACAAGCTCATGAAAAATTAATAGAACAACAAGGTGAAGAAATAGCCTTAACAAAACAGAACTTAAAAACAAGAGATAAATTTGCTATGTTAAATGCATTAAATGAAAAATTTAATGTAAAGCTAATATCTGATATGTTTACTGTAGCAGGCATATTTAAAATATTACTAGACTCAGCTTTGCGTTTTAATGAAATATCAGTAAAAACAAGTAAAAGTTTAGGA